CCTTAATAGGCTCCCAGTTATCCATAATCAGCGACGCGGCGCCTATGAGCCAGCCGATAGGGCCGGTAAGCACTGCAATAGCTGCCTTAACCGGACCAGGTAATGATAGGAACGCCGCCTTAATTTCGTCCCACCAGATAATAGCCGCCGCAATAGCAGCGATAAGCGCGACGATACCTAACACTATCCAGGTTATCGGGTTAGCGGCCATTACCAGGTTAACGGCGGTCATAATTAGAATAAGCGTTTTAAGTATCGTAGCCAGGGTAAAGAATACCGCCAGGCCGATACCGATACGCTTAGCCCATTTAACGATATTCTCGAAATTATTGATAATTCCGGCCAGGAACTCGCCTACATTACTGGCGATAAGTTTCTCGTTAGCCCGTACCCATTCCGTCGTTTTTTCGATAGCATCGGCGAGCGGTCCTTCGGTCATACTAAAAATAGAGATTTTAACGCCTTCGACTGCCGAATTAAGCGAGTTTAATCGACCCTGCAGCGTATCGCGCATAACGGAGGCCATATTCGACGCGGCGCCCGTAGCGCCTTCTAATTGCTTACGGTACTCGCGCAGGGCGTCCCCGCCGCTGGCGATTACGTTCGCAGTACCGGCCAGGCCCTGCCGTCCGAATATGGACTCGATTGTCGCCAGGCGTTGCGTTTGGGATAGGTCCTTCGTCGCGTTACGAATGTTATCGATAATATCCGGCATATCCAGAAGGTCGCCGGAAGCGTTCCGCGTCTGAATACCTAAGCGTCGCATAACCTGGGTAGCCCGCGAGGCGGGGTTCGATAAGTTTAGGAATGAGTTAGCTATCGCGGTGCCGGCTATTTCGGCCTTAATACCAGCGTTAGCCATGATACCGGCCATGGCCGCGACGGTCTCTAACGAGGCGCCGGCCTGGGTAGCTACCGGGCCCGCCTTTCGCATAGTCTCGAAAAGTTTCTCTACCGTGGTATTCGAAGTCGTGGTCGTTTTTGCGATAACGTCATTAACCCGCGCCAGGTTAATACCTAACTGGGTGGCGTCCTTCGTTGCGAGGCCAAAGGCTCCGAGGGTGTCCGAGGCGATATCGGTCGCGGTCGCTAAATCTACCTGGGCGGCGGTCGCTAAATCCACGACGCCGGGCAAGGCCGCGACGGACGCTTCCGCATCGAAGCCGGCCATAGCGAGGAAATTAAGGGCGCTAGCTGCTTCGCTGGCGGTGAATTCTGTAGTAGCCCCCGTCTGGCGGGCGGCTAATTCTAACTTCTCGAACGCGGCGGTACCGCGACGGATTTCTCCGGGGAATTTTGCGGCGGCGGATACGAGCGTCTGCTCGAAGTCTGCGCCGGTGCTTATGACGTTAGCCATAGCGCCAGTAGATAGCGCCAGGCCTGCAGTAACGGCAAGCGCCCCGCGTCTAACGCCTGCGGCGAATTTGTCGACGTTCCGGTTAAGGCGGTCGAATTGCGAGCCCATGGTACGAGTAAAGCGCCCTACCCGGTTCTGCATCCGGGATATGGGCGCCGTCATTCGGTCCACTGCTTTAAAAACGGCTTCTACGCTAAAACGTCCCGCCATAATTACCTCGATTTTGGTTTCGTATGCTCTTTAAGTTCCGCGCGCAGGCCTTCGTAAAAAAAGCGTATTTCGTGCGCGCGTAGCGTCCGAGCATCCGGTAACCCCGGGTAATCGCGGCATACCTGCAGTAACATTTCAGTATATACAGGCTGGAACGTATGGTCTCCTTTAGCGAGCTTTTCGTCTGCGCCGCGACGTACTAGGGGCGTCCGAACTAGCCCAAAAAAAGCGTAGTTACCGCCATACAGACTTTAAGGTCGGCCATTTTCATTTTAGCGAATGTCGAAGGGTGCGCCCCCGTCATATCGCCCATGGCTGCGTATAGCTTGCCGATATCTTCGCTTTTCTTCTTACGGTCCATAGCCATAAGCGAGGCGCCGGTCGGTTCGTGGAACGTGATAGTATCGGCGTCCTTCGTACGCTGCGGCGTATAGACCGGCTCGCCTTTATCATTAACGACCAGGGCGCCGGATTGAATCGCCGCGATTACGCGGTCCTTCTGCTGCTGGAAGCCCTTTTTATCGTCTTCGTCCATATCCGCCGGGTCGACGTCCAGGTCCATAGCATCTACGAAACGCTGGAACTCCTGCTCGGCTACTTCTTTCGCTACTTTATCGCTCATAATCTTAAGCCCTATTTCTTAAAAAGTGGTGCCGCGCCCCGGCGCTAACCGGGTGAAGGGATAGGGCGCCCGCGCAGCTCAAAGCCCTATTTATGCCTGGTTACTGCTTAGTGAGTACGCCAGGACCCATTAGAGATACGGACGCCGTCGCGTTCTGGCTGGACGCTTGCGTCTCACCTACGATTTGCGCCGTACCCTGGTACGTATTACCCGAGGCGTACGTAATAGCCACGGGGAAGAAGTCGTTACGGTTCGAAAGTTCCTGTAGGAACTCATGGTCGCCCCGGTCGTCGTCGACTTCTACGGTAAGCCCGTCGATAGACAAAGGTACGCGCGTCTTAATTAGTCGCGCGGTCCCGTCGCCGTTCGCCTGGACTTCGTTTTCGAATCCGCCTAACTTTCGCTGGGCTTCCGCATCGGCCGCCACCGGAAAGATACGGCCGTCTAGTGTTACTGACTCAATAGAGCCGCCAACTGCTGCCATTTTAAGGCCCTCCCAATTATGCTACTACGGTCGCCTGGCCGAAGTAGAAGCCGAAATTAAGGTCTACGGATATAATATTCGTATTCCCGCTTAATTGTACCGTCGTAGCAACGTCCAGGCGCTTAGGGTTCTGTTCGTTGATTGCCGCGAAGGTATTCTCCTTAGCCGTCTCTGGGGCGCTGATAATAGCGTTAAGGCCCAGGCTATCCAGCATAGCGCATACTGCAGCTACGGCGGCTTTCGGCTTTTTCGCGCTACGGTTAACGGTAGGCTGGTCGTCCGGGATTAATGGCGCGCCGTCCCACTCTGGCACCGCGAAGATAAGGTCCAGGTTAAAAATGATATTCTGCAGCTTAACAATATCGACCACGTAGCGATAGGCCGGGATAGGGTCGCCGCTCGGGTGGTAGAATGTGACCACGTCGGAGATATTAACGACGCCGTCCTTAACTTCTACCGTAGAGCTACCTTTCTTAACGGCGCTATCTCGGTCCGCGTAGGTCCATTGGTCGCCATCTGCGCCCGGTTCTAGTCCGGTGGCTGCCTGGCTTCCGTAATCCTGCGGCGGGTTATTGTTCGCTACCTTAGCGATACGGGCCAACTGGCGCGCAGCAACTACGAGCGGCAATTCGTCCGAACCTGGCGCTACGAGCTGCGAGTTAACGCGGTCCGTCTTACGTGCATCGGATACAGTCGTCGCAGCCGTTACAGTCGTCGCAGTGTTACCAGTGAATACGACCAAAGGCTTACGAACAAGCGCACCCCATCGACCGTCCCCGAAAGTCTGGTAAGCGTCCAGCGCGGTGGTATCGGCAATATCCAGGCAGTTAAGGACCATAGTTTCCCACACGTTGCCGACTTGGCTAAGCGCGGTATCTACGTCCGGGTTAACCAGGCCGCCGGTAGGCTGCGTAATGGCATACGATACGCCGGTCGTATCTTCGCTGGTGGCGATTACTTCGACGGTTAAATCGTTGCCGCTGGTGCCCTTCCATTTGGCCGTAAGGCCTACGTCCGTGGTATTGTCGGTAGCTGTAACCGGCATTTCCAGGACCGCGTTAATGGCTGCGGTAATGGCTGCGGTAATATCCGCCACGGCGTCGCCGTCGCTAACGACGAAGTCTTCCGAGTCGATTTCGTTAACGCGGACGCGGAAAGAAGCCGTACCAGAAGAAACGCCGCTCGGCGTAATGTCGCCGGCTGCAGCTACGCCGCTACCGTCGTCTTCGAGTGGGTAAACCGTTACCGGAATAGTGCCCACGCCGTCGCCGTTAGTCGGGAAAAGCTGGCGTACTGCCAAGTGAATAGGGGAGCCGTAGCCGTAAAGGCCGGCCGCTTCGGTTGCGCTTGTTACCTGGCGCTTAGTCGTGTCGTAGACTGCGGACGTATTGCCCTGGCCCACGACCGCGATACGTTGCGGCAGGAATAAAATACCGCCGCCGCGCAGGTCTTTAAACGCGGTTTTAATGCCGACTACTCGCGCCACTGCGGAGGCGTCGACCGCTGAACTTATAGCCATGGTAAAAATCTCCTATATGGCGTTATGTATAATCGTAGTCGGCGTTAACGACAACTTCGCCGTCCTCCGACCTGCTCACTTTCGCCGAAACAAGTTCGAGCGTTTCCGCTTCCACCTGCGGCGAGAATTCGTTAAATACTACCCGAAACGCAAGGCGAGCGCCTACTATTTGCTGCATCTGGCGCGCGTCTATTTGCGGCTGGAAGATAGTAACGGATTGCGGCCAGCGAGACCACACGAGGCCGCGGAGGCCCAGGTAGGTATATTCGCCCGCCATTAAAATATTACGTACCAGGCGTAACGCTCGCTGCACTTCGATAGCGGCTTCCTGGTCTCCGGCTTTATGGCCCCCGCCTACTACGTCCTGGCTCATGCCGTACCCGTAGCAGTCGATATTAAAAACGGCCTCCGCCTTTTGGCGCTCTACGCTATTGCTGGCGCGCGGGTCGAAGTTCGAATTATCGTACCACACGTTAACAATGGGCGACCGGTCGTTCTGCTCGTTAAGCAGGCCTTCCCAGGGGTTAGACCGTTCGGAATATACGCGGAGCTTCCAGTCGTTCGGGTCCTTCCCGCCGGCCGTCGCTAACGCCATCTGGTTAGCTACTTCCGTAACCAGGATAGCCGCGATTTCGTCTCGCACGACTTCGAAATTATCCTGCTTATCGATTAACTGGCTAATCATGCCGCCACCTTGAAATTGTTACTTTTTCCCAGGTTCTCGGCAGCCGTCAAAATTTGCAGGTTCCCGGGAACATGAAGACCGCTAACTAAAGAACCCTGCAGAGGGATTATATGGTCGACGTGGTGTTCGACTCCAGTTTCTTTAGTTAATTGTCTCGCTCTCTCGTATATCGCCAGTATAGCCGCGTTATCGCTGTCAGTTAACCAGCACGGCGTACGTTCTAATTTTGCAGCCCTGCGATTCGCGTCATAAGCGTTAAATCTCGCTCTGTTCGCCTGCTTATACTTGCGGTTAAACGGTCTTACTTTCTCGCGGTATGCTTCTGTTTTTCTGCGTTCACTTTGCGCGGCGCTTTCTTTAGCTACGGTTTCCGCATCTTTTCGGCGGTTGGCCTGTAAATCGCGCATCATGGCTCTATACTCCGGCGTTTCTCGTCTCGCTGCGTCCGTCAATTTCTTGCATTCATGGCAACCGGAATTAGAAGTTTTACGCTTACTAACGTGGCCGTTTTTACACGGCTCGCCAGTGAAATAGTAAGGCACTCTAAGGGCCTTTGCTTCTGCTCTAGTCGCCGGTAGTGTCATTGGTACAGCTCCAATAAAAGCGTTACCAGTCCCAGCGCTCGGTCTGGGTTCGACTGCGATACCTTAAACTTAAACGCATTCCCGTTTATATCGTTAAATTCCACGGTCCAGGGTTTACCGCTAGTATCGGCTATGCCGCGCGGTAATCCGAGCCCGGCCGAGGTTAGGGAGCTTATGCGTACCGCAGCACTCGCTAAACGTCCGGATACCGCCTGCCCGGTATCTGGGTCGATAACTTGCGCGATATCGTCCGAGAAACCCGTAAGCGACCCGACGTTCCCGTCCGGGTCCGTGACTGAAATAGGCCAGCCGAAACCGGTAGCGCTATCCTCAAGGATAACGCCGAGGTCGGCTTCGGCTAGCTGGCGCAGGCTCATTATTCGCCCTTACCTACATGGCCCGACTTAACGAAGGCTTCGAGCGCTTCTTTACCGCCGGCCAGGTCGTCGACTTTAATTTCGTCGCCGTCCGACAATACGCCGCGCTTACTGGTAATAGCCTTACCAGGCATAACGTAAAACGGTGGTTTTTTAGCGGCTTTGTCGGCCTTAGCTTTTTCCGCGTCCTGCTTCGCTTTCATTGCTGCGGCGGCGGAGTCTTCCTTCGCCTTTTCTTCCAGTTCGGCGGCTGCCTTAGCTGCGGCTTCTTCCGCTGCCTGGTTATCCGCGTCTTTTTTCTTCGCTTTCAGGTCCGAAACCAGCGCGGCCAGCTTTTCGTTATTCAGGCCTTCGGTACTGATTTCGAGGCCCAAGCCTTCGGCCAATTCCTCGGCCTGTTTGGTGTACTCTGCATTACTTGGCATTTTATCGCCCTCTTAGGTTATTGGCGCCCCGTAGGGCGCCGTTAATCTTAAAGCTGCGTATCCAAGCAGCCGAACGTATCGATAGCGGTCGGAATCATCAAAGGACGAGCCCCGACGCCGCCGAACAACTGCTCGCCATCTGCAGATAACCAGGCGTTCGTAAACAGGTCCATACCGCCCGCTGCGTTACTTACGCGGCTAGGCAATTCTGGCAACAACTGGGAAGCCTGCCCGCCCATAAGCGACCCGATATTCGGGATAGCGCCGAAGGTAGCGTCTAGACGACCAGACGAAGCGCGTACGATAATCTTACCTGGGTCGACGAATTGGACCTTATTACCGGTCTGCGGGTCCTTATAGCGACCGCCATAAGTCCACACGTCGTAACGGTAGTTACCAATTTCGACGATACCTCGGAAGGTGCCGCCGTTACCGCGCATTTCCATAGCCGAGATAGTGCCCAGGTCGATACGACGGATATCGAAACGCTTCTGTACGTCCGCGTCTGAGATAAAGTTCTCGAACGCATCGACGCCCATAATAAGCTGGTCCGGGTCCGCCAGGCCGTCGTTACGGATTTGCTCGGACAGGCTGTTAATATCAGCCAGCTTTTGCGCGCCCGTAGCAGTCGCCCAGGAAGTGCCCGCCGTCGGGAAGTGCGACGCCTTCGGCTTGTAGTCCAGCGTATACAGTGCGTTACCGTTAATATCGGTAAGCGTTACTACGCCAGTCTGCAATACCTGGGAGGCCTGCACCTCGATAGAACGTCGGATTTTACGCTCGATTTTCGTCATGCCGTTAAACATTCGGAGAAT